TACACATGGCTGCATGCGAAGCTGATCCACGTTGCATTGGTCAGCTTTATACTAAGTGCCGTCGTTCTGGGTATACTAATATATGCTCTGCAGTGCTTGTTGACGAAGCTACGCAAGTAAAAGACAAGCTTATGGGCATACAGTCGAAGACTGGTAAAGATGCTCAGGAAAATATTTTTATGAAGAAGGTGGTTTACATGTTTAGAAGCTACCCATTTTTCTTCAAACCTATACAAGACGGTACTACTAATCCACGTATGGAGTTAGCTTTTAGAGAACCGTCAAAGCGTATCACTAAAAACAATAAAATATCCCAAGTAGGTGAAGCGCTAAACACAGTTATTAATTGGAAGAACACAACTAACAACGCATACGACGGTGAGAAGCTACACATGTTGTATTTAGACGAAGCAGGAAAATGGGAAAAACCAACAGACATAAGAGACGCTTGGAGGATTCAGAGGACTTGTTTGATCGTAGGGCGAAAAATAATAGGAAAGGCTCTAGTCGGAAGCACCGTAAATCCAATGGACAAAGGTGGAAAAGAATACAAGGATCTATGGAAGGATTCGAATCCCTCGGAGAGGAATGCGAATGGGAGGACTAGGACTGGGCTATATAGATTATTTATACCAGCTCAAGAATCATTAGAAGGTTTTTTTGATAAGCACGGGATGCCAGTAGTTTACACTCCAGAATCTGAAGTTAAAGGACTTGATGGAGAGTCTATTACTATAGGGGCTAAACAATATTTAAAGAACGAAAGGGACAGCCTCAAGCATGATGCTTCTGAATTAAATGAAATAGTAAGACAGTTTCCGTTTACTACTGATGAAGCTTTTAGGGATAGTATAGAAGGAAGTTTATTTAATATAGGTAAGATATACGAGCAAATACAATTTAATGATGATCTATTTCCTAACCCTGTAGTAGTTGGTAACTTTACCTGGAGGGGTGGTGAAAAAGACACAGAGGTGGTCTTTGCTCCAGATCCTAATGGTAGATTTAGAGTTGCTTGGATGCCTCCAGTAGAACTAAGAAACCAAAGGCTATTAAGCAGAGGAAAAAAAATTGCGCCAAATGCAGAGCTGGGAGTAGGCGGGGTTGACTCTTATGACCTTGATGCCACCGTCGATGGACGGGGGTCTAAGGGTGCGCTACACTTATACAACAAGTTTCATATGGAGCATCCATCAAACACGTTTGTACTTGAGTATGCATCCCGCCCGCCTCTAGCAAAAATCTTTTATGAAGATGTTCTTATGGCTGCTGTATTTTATGGGTACCCTATATTAATTGAAAACAATAAGTATGGTATTGCAAGACACTTTGAATCAAGGGGTTATGACGGATATTTAATGGATAGACCTAAGCATTTACTTGCAGCAAACTCTTCTACAATAAAATCAAAAACAAAAGGCATACCTTCTAACTCTCAAGATGTTATTCAATCTCATGCTCACGCTATTGAGTCTTATATACATGATCATGTTGGTATTAATTATGACACTGGTGAGATGGGGAAGATGTATTTTAACAGAACTTTAGAAGATTGGATTGGATATCAAATAACAAATAGAACAAAGTTTGACTTAACTATTAGCTCTGGCTTATGTTTACTTGCTGCGCAAAAGGTAAAGCCTAAACCTAAGAAATCAGATCTTTCTGATAGGGTCTTTCTTAGAAGGTTCAAGGCTTACTAATGATAATCATACGTTTAGTATATTTGCAAATAATGCGCTTATTAAAAATACATGTACAGTAGTAATAAAAAGGGTAATTCACCTAAAGGTTTTCCAAATCCGTTAGCGCCAGCAGAAGAAAAGTCTATGCAGGAGTACGGTCTTCAATATGCAAAAGCTATTGAAAACCAATGGGGGAGTGGAGCGGATTCACGTTCTATATACAGAACTAAAAAAGATACATTTACTAGAAGTAGAAAGTACGCAAACGGTACTCAAGATACAACTCCATATAAAAAACTTTTAACTTCTCTCGACCCAAATGGTAATTCTGGAACACTTTTAAATCTTGACTACACTCCCGTACCCATCTTACCTAAGTTTGCTAAAATTGTTGTAAACAACATTCTTTCAAGAAACCCTCAACCCAATGTTGAGGCTATTGATCCATTATCATCTTCTGAAAAAGATGCAGAAAAGAAAAAAGTTGAAGCTTCTGTTTTAGCTAAAAAGGAGTTAATGAAGCTTAAGGAGAATGGATTAGAAATAAATGGAGATCCAAACGAAATACCAGAAACTTTAGAAGAGGCTGAAATCTTCATGGGCACAAGTATAAAGACTGATGCAGAGATAGCTGCTCAGATAGGAACCATGATGACTCTTGAGTGGAACGACTTTAATGACGATATACTTAGAAGGTGCGTTAATGATCTTGTGACTTGCGGTATGGCAGTTGTTAAAAGAAACAACGATCCTAACTATGGTATTTCTACTGATTATGTAGACCCTGTAATGTTTATTCATAGCCAGACAGAAGATCCTGGAATGAACGATCTTGTATATGCGGGTCATATTAAAAAGATTACAATAGCTGAGTTAAAAAGATTAGCTGGAGATCAGCTTACAGAAAAGCAATATGAAAAAATTGCACAGAACGCAGCTGGTAGAGACGGTAATAATTCATCTTCGTTAAACTATACTTTCTACGATAACATAAAAGGTAAGACAACTTATGGTTATGACGATTATATGGTTGACGTATTAGACTTTGAGTTTCTTGCTGTTGACTGTATTCACTTTGAAGAAAAAGAAAGCAAGCACGGTAATTCTGGTTTCTACTATAAAGGTTATTCCTATAAAGAAAAGCATGGATCTGTTTATGACAGGACTGCTCATCAGATGAATGTAGAAACTGTATATGGTGGTAGTTACGTTTTAGGGTGTGATTATTTATTTGACTACGGTAGAAAAAAGAACATTCCTAAAAATGTTCATGATATTTCTAGAGCTAAGATGTCTTATTCTTGTGTTGCAGTAAACATGCAAGAAATGTGTCCTAAGTCATTAGTTGATAGCTGTATAGGGTTTGCTGATATGCTTCAAATAACACATCTTAAAATTCAACAGTCTATTGCAAAAGCTAAACCTGACGGTCTTATTATTGATATTGAAGGTTTAGAAAATGTGCAGCTAGGTAAAGGCGGTGAACTACAACCGCTAGATCTACACGATATATACGAACAGACTGGCGTGTTCTACTACAGAAGTAAAAATCCAGAAGGAGGATTCCAAAACCCTCCAGTTCGTGAGATAGGCAACAGTATTAGAAACATCAACGAGCTTATAGGATTGTACAACCATTACTTACGTTTAATCAGAGATGCTACAGGTATTAATGAAGTTATGGATGCTTCAACGCCTAAATCAGATTCTTTAGTTGGAGTTAGAGAGCAAGCTATGCAAGCTAGTAATAATGCTATTTATAACATTACTAATGCTTCTATGGTTTTATACAAGAAGGTTTGCTCAGACGTTGTTAAATGCTTACAAATATTACCTGAGGAATCTGTCGTATATAGGGTTTATGCTAACGCTATAGGTGAAAACAATATGAGCGTTTTATCTTCTTTTAATGATTTATCGATGTACAATTTTGGCGTTAAGGTTGTAAAAGATATGGAGGCTCAAGACAAGCAATCGCTGGAGCAAATGATACAAGTTTCTTTAGGTCAGCAGGAAATAGATCTAGAAGATGTATTAGCTATACGAGATCTTAAAGATGTTAATCAGGCTCAAAGGCTTTTGATGGTTAGAAGAAAAAAGAGGCAAGCGACCAAACAACAGCAGCAGATGGCTATGCAACAACAGCAGCAACAGATGGCTATGCAAGCTGAGCAGATGAAGCAGCAAATGGAAGCTCAAAAAATGCAAGCTGAAGCTCAGATTGAAATGCAGAAAATTCAAGCTAAAGCTCAAGCAGAAATAGAGGTAAGTAAAATAACTCACGAGCAACGCAAAGAGATAGAGATGATTAGAGCTCAAGCTACGTTAGGATTTAAAACTGACGATCAAGAGTTTAAAGAAAAACTTGAAGTTCTTAAAGAAGATAGAAAAGATGAACGCGTTACGAAGCAAGCCGTTCAGCAATCAAAACTAATATCTCAAAGAAGAGATAGAAGAGGTGAGTTGCAAGACCAGCCAGAAGATCCCTTAGAACAAACTATAACACAATTATTATCAGAGTAAAATGGCGACTACATTAAATTTAGATATAGCTCAAGAGCTTGACATTACTGTTCGTAAGGGCGATAATTTTTCTTTTACTGTTACTGTTAAAGATTCAAATGGAGATGCTGTTGATATTGCCCCTGGTAATTATACATTCAATATAGATGTTAGAACATCTACTGATAGATCTAGTAGAGATAATGTTGTTTTAAGTTCGGCTGGAATACCAGGAGGTCTTACGGCAACTGGAGCTGCTGATGGCACTTTAACTATTGAAGGAGGTGTTATAGCTATGGACAATATACAAGATGGAAGTTATGTGTATGATATACAGTCTTTTAAAGCAGATACATCTTTTTATCAAACTTGGTTCTTTGGTCAGTTTACCGTTAATGCTGATATTACAGACTACAATGCGTAATGGCTATAAACTTTACAGCACCTAAAAGAAAAAATGTAGATCTATCATTTACTTCTAGTACTGATATTTTAACAACCCTGACCTCTTCATTAGAGAGAGGTGTTACTACACTTGAGGTAAATAAACCTCAGGGCTTTACTTTATCTTCACCTAATGATGCCGTTGATTTAGATGCTATACTTGCAGATGCAGAGATAGCTTTTCAAGCTGATGGGCAGGCGTTTACTAATGGGAGTAATGTTACGGAGTGGACTAACAATGGAACTCTAGGCACAAACTACAATGTCAAAAACACAACTGGTGGTCAGTATCCAACTTTTGACACTGACAATGCTGACAATCCATTTTCAACAACGGGCGCTATCTTGTTTAAAGACTCTAATGTCTCTACTGGAACTTCTCAGTTTTTATCTTTTCGCGGTGAAGCTACGGGTGTCAGTCCTTCTATCCCTGTTGGTGTAGGAAAAAATCAAGAGGCATTTGATGAAACTTATGGTTCTGATTATGAATCTGGCACTGGCCCTTTTGTTATATATCAAGTGTTTGCATACGAAACAGGTTTTAATACATTTGTCCCTCCTGCTGTTACATCTAATGTTACATCTAATGTTCGTGATTCTTCTGTTGGTTGGGATCAAGGTGGTTCTACCGCCTTTGGCCCTGTTATATATAGACCAGCTATACAGTTTGAAAGCAATGACCTTCAAATTTATGATAGAACAAATAGCGGTAGCGTTGGTATAAATTTAGATTACCTTGAAAGTGATTTAAGTGTTACAGCTGCGGCTGGCGAACCGTTTGTGCAGGTCATATATAGAGACTCTGTTGGTGATATTTATGTGTTTAATCAGAACGGGGAGCAAATAGGTTATGAGGCTGAAGGAGGGGTGATTAGTAGTTTTGGATTTGGACCATCAGGTTTTAATAATGAATCTAAATTTAAATTTCAATTTGGAGCTTTTGGTAGAATAGGAAATTTAACAGCTTATTCTCTTGTAACTCCAACGGCAGATGTAGGATCTTATATAGCAGCGTTTGGAGTTATAAATAAAGACATAACTAAAATAAAAGCTCAGAATTTAGGCAGACTTTTAGGTGAAAAATATGTTCCATAACAATTAATATCTTTGCTGTATGAAGAAACTTTTATTTGCTTTTTTTATTTTACCGTGTTTAGTTTTTGCTCAACCACCTATTGACAGTTTACCTCCTTTACCTTG